GTTAATCAGGCCGCGCCTGGTGGTTCGTTGGCAGTAGACTCTATTAGATTCCTGTATGACTTTTACAACACAGCAGGCTTTGACCTAGAGGATGATTCGTTTGGCATGGCCACAGACGATGACGATATGATTTTCCGTTCTGGTCGTGACATAGAACTGTTAGCCGATGATGACATCCGTATTCGTGGCGGCAGCGTCTTTGAGATGACACTGAGACGGGATGATGACCAGAATCTTGATGACGGCATCCTTATTAGAACTTCCGACGAAGGCGATGATAAAGATTGGACGTTCCAGTTTGATGGTACATTAAGATTGCCTTATGGTGGTACAATAGGTGCAACATCTAACGAAATGGCAGGTGACACAATAGTCATTACACCACCGAACGCGGCCGATGGGCAGAGTCTAGTTATTCGTCCAACTGCTGTGGGTGCTTTAACTGCTAGCGGATATATTGTTCCTGGACAAAATTTAACAATCACACTGACAAACGAGTCTGGTTCTCCTGATTATACAGGTGTCACATATACAATCACTGGAGCAACAACGCAACAGTTAGGTATAGGCAGTTTGACAGGAACGTTCTCTGCCTTCTCCCCAAGCGGTAGTGTTCCTCAAACAACTACTCTAGTACTACCAATTCCAGGAAATAGTACTGCTACTACATTTACATTGACTGTAGGCGGCTCCAACCCTTGGAACAATACCTCCATAACAGTCACTGACAATGGTGTTATTGAAACCAGTCACATTCACCTTGTGGCAGGCAATCCCACAACAACTGACATATATCTAGGTGATGATGACCAGTATGTCAAGATTGAAAAAGACGGTGGCGATGTTATTATTGGCACTGACGGAAATACCAATCACTGGCGCTTTGGCGATGATGGCAACTTAGACCTACCCGATGGTGGAGAGATTTGGTTTAGTTACGGTTACATTGATCAGGATACCGACAGAGACGACAATGCTCTGCGTATCAGTGGTGGTACCGGTGTAACAATTAAAACAGACGAAGATGGTCAAACTTGGCGTTTTAACAATGACGGTAGTATAACATTCCCAGATGATACAGTTCAAACAACAGCTTACACCGGCGGCCCAGGCGGAGCCAGCCTAACTGATGAAGGTAATGTGGTAATCACAGCAGGCAGCACCGAGCATTGGATTGCCACACAGCGTAGAAACTCAGGCAACACTGAACCTCGTGGACTTCGCTACGACAGCGTGGGCAATCTTTACTCATTGACTAGAAGCTATGACGATGCCGACGGCTACCCTATAGCAGTCATTACCAAATACACAGCCGCTGGCGCTGTTGCTTGGCAAAAATCATTTAGTGAAGTTGAACCTCTAACACTGGCAGTGGACAGCAGTGACCGTGCTTATATTGCGGTACAGCTCAACGCTCCTGTTGTTACTCTGGTCAAATTCAGCTCCACAGGCACCGTCTTATTAAAGAAAGACTACGATGTTGGTCCTGTTGCGATATACAATGCGTTCATTGAAGAAAAGAGTTCTACAACATTGGCCATGGCTGTTACTGCCGATGGCGGCGAGTCAAACTTTGCTGTTGTAATGGAAGTCAATAGCACCACTGGCGTAGTGGAGATCAAGAGACAGATAGATTTGAATGCCAATGTAAATGTCACTGGCATCGATGTTGACCCCAATGAAAATGTATTTGTCACAGGCCATTACAACGACAGCGTTGCTGAAAAGGACAAAATGTTCATTGAAAAACTAGATGAAAATCTAGGTCGTGTATGGTCAAAGACCATTGACACTGCTGGCACATACGATATGTATGGTGGCGACTGTGCGTCAGATGCGCTGGGCAATATCTATGCTGTGGGCGCATTCCGAGTTGATACAATGAATACTGGTCCAGGATGGACTGGACCACAGAGTGCTGGTATATTGACAAAATTAAATTCCAGTGGTGTGGTACAGTGGACACGCAGACTTGGTCCAGGACCTTGCGGCAGTTTTGTCACAGGACTGACAGCCACAGCCACCGGCAATGTTTATCTATCAGCAGTTACCTTTGTCAATGAGACTCGCGGAGAGTTTGCTGATTACCCTGAGTTTATTCAAGAAGCAGTTGGCGCCAACAAAATGATCGTGGTTCGCTATGACACACAGGGCGCAGTCATTTGGCAACGCTATGTTGATGTGGTCAACTTATTTGAAGGTTATGACGATGAAGCAGGGCGTGGGCAGGCCATAGCAGTATTTGGCAACAAGTTTGCGGTAGACGGTTATGGTCGCAGTAGCAACACTACTCCATTTAGTTCCAGCGACACAGACGATTACGAAGACGATTACTTTGCGGTACAACTGCCCACAGATGGAACAGCATTGACCATTGGCAATATAGACTTCGTAGAAAGCCGTGTGCCAGCTCGCCTTATCACTCAAGCAACCACCGACAGTCCGTTGGCCAACAATGTGTGGGAGCAAACCGTAGAATTAGTAGAATCGTCAGTGACCGCAGACGCAGAAGTTCGAATTGCCAATGCGACGGTTGTCAGTGAAACCTATGAGTACACATTTGGTGCTGATGGTACAATCTCCGTTCCCAACGATGGCGACCTACGACTAACACAAAGTCAGGTAGGCTATTTGACAGCCATAGGTGGCAGTGTCAACGGCGACAACAATATCAACAGTCGTGCGACCACAGTTGACTCGCAGGGCAATATGTATGTGGGCGGTGAAGAGACTGATGGTTATCGCGCATTTGTAACAAAGATCAGTCCAGACGGCGATAGAGTTTGGAGCGTGACTCTTGTTGACGAGGTTGACAATGATGTAAGTCGCCTAAACGGAATTGCGATAGATCCCAACACAGGTGCGGTAACAGCAGTATGTGAGGTATATGACAATTATGTCTACAGCATCCTACTTACTCTAGATCAAGATACAGGTCGGGTGTTGGACAATGTCAAGTTCAGCGACACTGATGCTGACGTTTATCTAAATGACATTGCCTACGCTAATCTAGGCGACAGTACTTCAACGTATGTGTTAGCGGGTAGCAAGTACGGTGAGTTTAGCCAAGAGTTTCCTATAACAAAACAAAGTGGTAGCACTCCGGGTGTCATTAAAATGCTAAGAAGTGATGTTGCTGGCGTTGTGCCTAACAGTTGGCAAATTGGCGGCACAGGTTTTAGCGTATTTGAAAACGTTGCCTACGTAAATCGCTATTCGAGCCTAACTGGTACTACAAGACAAGGTACGGGTGCTACGTTTGATATTATTGATAACGGTAACGGAACTTATAGTGCCGGTGTTGTCGGCGGTGGTACGAACTATCTACCAGGACACAAGATCAAAATTTTAGGTACAAGTCTAGGCGGCGTCACACCAGACAACGATATCATCATCTCAGTACAGACTGTAGGTGAAGGTGGTGTCATTCAAAACGGCGGTGTGGGCAATACAGGAACAGCCGCTGGTACTGAAACTGCTACTTACTCAGGGCTGTCTGGTACTAACTATCAAGTAGGTAGTGGATTTGTTCTTGATTTTAGTGGCCCTTTAATCGATAACAACTATAATAATCGACAATCTTATTCAGTTACCACCGCAGGCTCTGATTATGTAGAGAATGACATCATTGTGTTTGACGGAGCAAACTTTGACGGCGTAACTACAACTAACGATCTAACAGTTAGAGTTTCAGTCAGCGACGGTGGAGTCGCATACTTACATGAAATCTCAGGTACAAGCCAATCGACTATTTGGAAAATAAGCACAACCACCCAGGTTGATTTTGCCAGCACAGGTAGTTGGAGTATTACCTATCCAGTGAGCAGACAGAACCTATTGATAACTCCTACCTGGCAACGCACCTTTGGCACGGACACAGATGCAACAGATAGATTGTATGCTGTGGCTGTGGACTCAGGCAATAATGTCATTGCTGTCGGCGAGGGCTATGGAGAATTGAGCACAGGCAACAAGTATAGCCTTGCTGTAGTCTACAAGTTCAACTCAGCAGGCGCACTACAGTGGGCTCGACAGTTAAACGAAACAAACTATTATTGCTATGCCAAGAGTGTGACAACCATTGGCACAGACATCTATGTCACACACGACAGCAATGACAATGGTGACACAGTGGTTACCAAACTGGATGCCGCAGGCACAGTCAAGTGGCAACGCATCACTGACAGTGGTGACGACTCGGTGATTGCTCGCACCGCAAATGGCAACATATTGGTAACCGCAGAAGCCTACAACCAAGATATTGATGACGATGGTCTCAAAGTATTCTTGTTGACACCCAGCGGTGAAACTGTTTACAAGCGTTGGCTGATGGCTACCACAGACAATGACACAAGATTCAAGAATGGTCGTTGCCTAGCAGTGGACACGGATAGTTACTATATCACTGGTTACTTTTACGCCAACGAATACAATTCATCATTGGCGGCCCGACTGCCCATAGACGGATCGGGCACAGGCGAGTACGGTTCATTCCGCTACACTGATGTCAATGCTAGGACTGGCAGTTTCTTTAGCGGGTCAGAACTAACTGGTGTCAACTATAACATTGATGAGGTCAACCTAGCCGGAGAGTACAACTATGCTGGCGCATTGACAGTGGCTCCCTATGTCAACACTGGCACTACTGTTATTGAAGGCACAGGTGATTTCTCAGTTGACAGTTTCTATCCTGATTTCACTGTTGAAGCAGTTCGTGATACAGATGGCGGCAATATTATATTCGCAGATGGCACTAAACAAAACACCAGTGCTACTGATATTCCACAACGCCGTTACACAGGACAGCGTTATACACTGGGATTGAAGGATCGAGGACATCACATACTGTGTAATACCACTGATGACACGATTGTAATTCCATACAATGCTCGTGTGGAGTTCCCCACAGGCACCGTGATTACTTTTGTCAATAATACTGGCGGCCTAGTCTATATCAGTCAAGAAGGCAGTAGTATAAATTTAATACTGGCAGGAGAAGGCAGTGATGTTGGTGGTGTATTCTTACAAAACTACGGTATAGCCACTCTGCTAAACATTGGCGTTGACCAGTGGATTATTTCTGGCAATCTTACAACAAGCCCATAAAGACACACAATGCCTATATCACAGATACTATTAGCCAGCAGTGGTAGTTACACTCCGCCGACTCCAACTTATCAATTATACCTTGGCGGTTCTAACAATGTCAATGAAGGTAGTGCTCAAACATTCAATGCCGCTGGAACTAATATTGCTAACGGAACTTATTATTGGACTGTAGAAACCAACGCAGGTGACTTTGCTACAACCAGCGGTGAGTTTACTATTACCGACAACAGTGGATCTTTTACAGTAACGCCCACCGCTGACCTTACAACAGAAGGAGCAGAAACATTCACTGTTGCCCTTCGTTCAGGCAGTATTACGGGACCAATATTAGCGACCAGTGATACAGCCACTATCAATGACACAAGCCTGACACCAGTGGCTCCATTCAGTCTTGACTTCCCAGCAGGTAATCCATATCTACTGGTATCCAATACACAAACGGATTGGAACTTGGGCACAACATATACCATTGAGTTCTGGAGCAAGAGCACCAATTCTAGCAGTCCCAGTGCTATACGAACCGTGATGTCACAAGGGCCGGATGTGACTACCAGGATTGATTTAGGATATATGCAGGGAAATTTACTGTGGGGCAACAGCCAAATTAGCAGGTCAGAACCTACTCCAGGAGAGTGGACTCACGTGGCGTTTGTCCGTAACGGAGTCAGCAACACTCAGTTATACTACAACGGAGTATTCCAAACACAGTTTAATGGTTTGCTAAATGACGGCTCATCGGATCTAAACATTGGGCGCAGAGCAGGAGTTAACGGTCAAGGATTCCTTGGTAAACTGGCCATGATTAGAATCAGTAATACAGCCAAGTATCTAGACAACTTTAGCCCATCGCTGTCCTATGGTCGTGAGGCAGATACTCGACTGATGTTAGGATCGGACAATCCGTTGACTGATCTGGCTCTTTATGAATTAAATGGTATAGCCACGTCCGCCGCTGGTGGCATCGGCAACAACGGTCTTTTATATTTTTCCAAGGCAACATATCCTGATCTAAACAATCAAGTACGGTCAGGCGACACAGTGGTAGACGCAACGACAGCCGCAACTTCGACTGTTATTGGAGCGGTGTTCACACCAAACGGTGATCCTGATAATTGGGGAATAACTATCTCATCTATTCAACAAGTTGGAACAAAAAACTTCAGCGGGCCTGGAAGACATCCTATTTCAGTTCAAGGTGCTGTCACCGCCAGCATGGACTTCCCAAGTTTCCAAAGTTTAGAATTTAATCAACCTCAAGGCGATTTCCTATCTACTCCAGCAAGTAACGATTGGAATTTAGGAACAACAGGAACTATAGAGTTCTGGATCAAGGCCAACAACGCTTCTGGTGCCAACATAAACATTCCTGGCGGACAATGGGGCTTGATCAACCAAGGTGGTTGGTATTACGGCATGCCCAACAACAACAGTATACTGATTGGCTTGGCTGGAAGTAAACTATCTATCGCACAATCAAGCACCGACGATGTTCAGTATACTGAACCCACAGCAGGGGTATGGACACACGTGGCAGTGGTCTACAATTCAGGCACACAGAAAGTCTACTATAATGGAGTTGAGCAGACAAAAACTTCTGGCAATTATTTAGGCAACGGGTGGACAAATACCACGTCTGATCTATACATTGGTCGACTTGCTCCAAATTATGCCAGCCACTTTGATGGTAAAATGGCCTTGGTTAGAATCAGTAGCACAGCCAAGTATACGGAAGCATTTACCGCCACAACAACATACGGTGTTGAAGGAGATACTAGACTGTTCTTGGGCAAAGTCAATCCAACAGTTGATGGCAAAGCTCACGCTATTACCAATAACGGTGTGACTTTAAGCAGTGATTTCCCAACTTAAAATAGACATACCTCTAGGATTAGCAGAACTGATCCAACAACAGCGTGAACTGAATCCTAGAGATCGTGCGGGTAGAGGCTGGCAGAGTAGAACATACACTGACCAGCCTTTTCCTTGGTTTGACGCAACATATAACGCAGTTGAAGCAGAAGTAGGTGGTATAGATTCGTGGTGGATGAATGTAAACACTCACAGCGAATACACTAACTGGCACGCTCATCATCGTTGGAGCAAGGTAGCAGTATTGTATGTTAGTGTGCCAAGTGGTGATATAGAGTTTAGGCAGGGTGAAGGATACTGGACCGAGACTCCTCAGGCAGGAGATTTACTAGTGTTTCCTGGCAGTCTAGAACATCAAGTAAGGTCTAACACTAGTAAAGATGTTAGGATCAGCGTAGCATTTAACTTTAAGAACTAGCGTATACCTTGTTCGCGTAGTTTGACACAAGTATCGCACTGGCCACAAGGCACAATATTTTTTTCTGTGTATACAGGACGTCGACAGCTCCAAAACAAGTTCCGCAGCGTATCTGGCAACATATCGTAGATCTCACGCTTGGTCATCGTCATCACGGGGAATATCTTTTCCGCATCTGTAAACGCAGAGAATATCTTAGTAGCACGAACACGGCGTTCTTCTAGACTTTGATTAGCATCGTTGGCCTGCATACCTAGGGCAACTTTTACTATATTAGGATTAGCAGAACAAATATATCCTGCAAAGAAGTTCATGGTATCAGTATCAAATAGAAAGTTGCGGCCAAAAGGCTGTGTGCCTATTTCACTTTCACTGTATTCAAACTCAAAACCCAAACGCTTTAGTTCTTCTGTGGCCAGCTTTACAGCAATGGCTTCTGCTTTATCTCTGCGTTCTACATTTTTATTATGTACGTGGTGTACATGGACAGCATAGTCCTTATATTCAGCGTCTGTTAGTAGTTTGTAGACCATGCCCAGGCTGTCTAGGCCGCCTGAGTACATGGCTAGGATTGTTGGTTGTTCCATATGTAAAATGTGTAAACCTCGTTGACAGGGTGTTCTTGCGGGGTAGGTGTTAGTTCGTGTGTTTGTGGAAAGTAGACAGCATATTTTGTGGGCCAGTTGGGATTAAGAAATGCACGAGCAACAAAAGTATCGCAGTTGGGCAATACTGTAGCTAACACTCGTTCGCAACACTCCTTGCCGAGAGCAAGTCCACCATCTATTATTACTGTGTCCCAATGCTGATCTAAGCTAAACCAGTCCTTGTTCTTAATTTTAGGATCCTCATACTTAGGTTCTAAATCCCATGCTTCTGTACACAAAGGTAATAGCAGTTGAGTACTGCCTAACAATAGCACACGCCCTGTACAATAACTAGCAAATACTTTAAAATCATCCTCGTTGGGTGCCGCTGGCCATTTTAAGTGGGTCCAGAAATCTTTATCTGCGTGTACACTCATGAGAATATTTATAGGGTAAATATATGATGATAATTTTAATAACCCTACTAATGACACATTTAACAATAGTGTCAGTTACACTATACCTACACCGTTGTCAAAGTCACAGGGGTGTTGAATTTCACCCAGTACTAGCACACGCTATGCGTTTCTGGTTATGGCTTACTACTGGACAAACTACTAAACAATGGGTAGCAATACATCGTAAACATCATCAGACAACCGATGTAGAAGGTGATCCGCACAGTCCCCACGTTTTTGGAATTAAAGCTGTTATGACCACAGGTTGGCTGTTGTACAACAATGCGGCCAAAGATGCTGATTTTGTTATGAAATACGGAATGGGCACTCCTAAAGACTGGATCGAACGCAAACTATATACACCCCACCATCGCTTGGGCATTCTTTTAATGCTGGCCATCGACCTAGTACTATTTGGACCTTGGGGTTTCTTAGTATGGGGCGTACAAATGGTTTGGATTCCATTCTGGGCGGCAGGTATGATTAACGGGTTGGGACATTGGTGGGGTTATCGTAACGGTGAAACTAAAGACTACAGTCGTAACATTAGCCCGATTGGCATTGTTGTAGGTGGAGAAGAGCTACACAACAATCATCACTTAGATCCAGCAAGTCCTAAGTTTAGTCGTAAGCCTTGGGAATTTGATATTGGTTGGATGTATATTTGTATACTAAGCAAGTTGGGTCTAGCCAAAGTTAAATCAACAAGTTAACTGGGGTCAATACACAGTGGAAGACACTCAGACTGCTTGATTTGCCAGTCAGTTTAGTATATACTACTACACTGATGTTTGATACGATTCAAGAAGCTGTAAAGCAACTACTACCTGCAAAACGCAAGGCTGGGTCTGGAAAATGGCTCAGCTTTAATGCACCCTGTTGTGTACACAATGGGGAGAGTGCTGACACACGCAGTCGCGGTGGCTTTCTGTTTGATCCTGATGGTGCCATCAGTTACAGTTGTTTCAACTGCAACTATCACACGGCCTATGTACCTGGCCGCCACTTAACCTACAAGTTCCGCAAGTTACTCAGCTGGATGGGTGCAGACGATAACACTGTACATCGTCTGGTTATTGAAGCCATTCGTATTGCACCAGAAGTCACTGTGTCCACTGTCAAGAAACAGGTGGCAGAAGACTTCACAATCAAACCACGTGAGTTGCCGCCCAACAGCGCCAGTGTACAAGAGTGGGCCACCATGATGCGACTGTCTGATGCAGATCGTCCAGTGCCCGAGCAACTGGCTGAAGTGGTCACGTATGTGGCCAGTCGTAAAATTGACATGCGGCGTTATGACTTCTATCTGACTGACGACACATCATACAACCTGCACAAGCGAGTGATAGTGCCCTGCTACTGGCAGGACCAGCTGATTGGATATACAGCACGAGCATTCCGTGAAGATGTCAAACCCAAGTACCACAGTCACTATGAATCCAATTATGTGTTCAATGTGAACAATCAGAAGCCCGACAGTAAGTTTGTGATTGTAAGTGAGGGTCCTTTCGATGCCATGGCAGTGGATGGCGTGGCAGTGCTCAGCAACGAGTGCAGTGAAGTGCAAGCAGACATCATTGACAGTCTCAAGCGTGAAGTGATAGTGGTGCCTGACTTTGACGTGAAGGAAGTTCGTGGACGCCGAGTCTGGGCTGGTGCTAAACTGATTGATCAGGCCATGGAATACGGCTGGACTGTGAGCTTTCCAGTCTGGGCTGAGGAATGTAAAGACGTGTCCAAGGCAGTGGAAAAATATGGCAAACTGTTTGTGCTCAAAAGCATCCTGGAAGCACGAGTATCAAGCAAACTGAAAATCGAACTAATGCGTAAGCGATACTATAAGTAACACACATGACAACAATTAACTATTCATCAGATCTACAAAAATTGTTCCTGGAGTTCATGCTACAAGACGCACAGACGTTTGTGCGAGTACAAAATATCTACAATCCTGAAAACTTTGACCGCAGTCTTAAAGACGTGGCCAAGTTTCTCAAGGAACACAGCGAACAATACAAAACACTACCCACTATAGAACAAGTTCAGGCCACCACTGGTGTGGAACTGAAGCCAGTGCCTGAGATCAACGAGGGACACCTGGACTGGTTCATGAACGAGTTTGAAAAGTTCACTCGCAAACAAGAACTTGAACGAGCAATTTTAAAGTCGGCAGACTTAATCGAGAAAGGCAACTATGATCCAGTCGAACAGATTATCAAGGATGCGGTACAAATATCACTCACTAAAGACCTGGGTACAGATTACTGGGCTGATCCTGCGGCTCGCATTAACAAATACTTCAGCGCAGGCGGGCAAGTCTCGACAGGCTGGCCGCAACTAGACCGACTGTTGTACGGCGGTTTCAGTCGTGGTGAACTGAACATCTTTGCAGGTGGTTCAGGCTCAGGTAAGTCATTGGTAATGATGAATATTGCACTTAACTGGCTACAACAAGGACTAAATGGCGTATATGTTACTCTAGAACTTTCAGAAGAACTGACAAGTTTGCGTAGTGACGCCATGCTAACTGAGATGAGTACCAAAGACATTCGCAGGGACATTGAGACCACTGCACTTAAAGTCAAAGTGTTTTCCAAGAAGGCTGGCAGCTATCGTGTTAAAGGTTTACCAGCACAGAGTAACGTGAACGACATTCGTGCGTTCCTGAAAGAGTATCAGGTGCAAACACATACTCGTGTGGACTTCGTGATGATTGACTATCTGGACTTGGTTATGCCTGTCAGCGCCAAAGTCAGTCCCAACGACTTGTTTGTGAAGGACAAGTATGTGTCGGAAGAACTGCGTAACTTGGCTAAAGAACTGGGCGTACTGATGGTGACAGCGTCACAGTTGAATCGATCGGCTGTGGAAGAGATCGAGTTTGATCACAGCCACATTTCGGGTGGTATTTCCAAGATCAACACAGCAGACAACGTGTTTGGTATCTTTACAAGTCGTGCAATGAAAGAGCGTGGTAAGTATCAGATTCAGTGTATGAAATCGCGTAGCTCAACTGGCGTGGGACAGAAAATTGATCTGGAATACAATATTGAGACCATGCGTATTACTGATACATCCAGTGGTGAAGAAGCAAATAAGCCACGGGCACCAGCGCCCAGCTTGATGGATCAGATCAAAGCCAAGAGTACTGTAATGTCAGAAGCATCGGAGCCCAATGCTGATGTTGAAGTGGCGCCCTGGGACGACACGCCTGTGCCAGTGACTGCGCCTACAGGTAACAAACTGAACGACATGCTGGCCAAGATTCGTTCACAAAGCACTGTCAGTAAGTAGTGTGATCGTACAAGATCCAACCACGACCCATTTGCACATGGAACCAACTGCAAAAGGGTTTGTCTAACACGATGGTAATTGTGTCATCAGCAATGGTGGCACAATTACGGAAACGTGGATATACTTCAATACCGTCTATGCTGACAACTGTCTTGTCTTTGGCATTGCGAATCTCCAGTGTAAATGGATTTAACAGTGGTGCCTGATCAGTGCGGTTGCCATCCACGTAAACAGTACCATTGCTGGTGCTCACACTGTGATTGAAAATTTGTCTAGTAGCCATACTCTCGTAAAAATTCTTCATATTCCGGTATATAGTCCAAAATTCGGTTGTGCCGAATACTTTCTAGTTGTTTTAAAAACTGTACCAGTTTGTGCCGTGTCTCCACTGGCTCTTGATAATCCTGCCTTAATACATTAATCAAGCCAATGGCATTCTGTGCAATAGTACTGCGTAGCAAATCAGGACTGCGTATGTTGGGATTGGTACTAATGTCAGCGGCAGATAGTCCATGTCTATCCAGTGCAGCCTGTAGACGATCAGCAGCCGAGTTCCTTAAATCTGCTGGCAACACTGTCAATTTGAGCCATTCGGGTCTATCAATAATGTGACAACTCTCGGCACTCATCTTGTATTTCATCTGGAAATCAATCAGCTGGTCAAAGTGCCAGATACTGAGTGCGCTGGGTGTAATTCTCAACTGCAATCGTACACTGGGATTTTTCACACTCAGCATTTTGAACTTGAGTATGTTGTCCTTGATCTGTTCCACGTTGCCAGGATATCTGATGTAATCGTTCACTGGTGCAGTGGTCTCAATACTGATGCCCAGATCTACACCCTGAAACTTGGTCAGTAGTTCCACTAGGTCTTCTCGCCAGACTGTGCCGTTGGTGGTGAAGCCCACAGTGATGTGTTTGTTGATGCCCATCTCCACCAGTTTGTTCAGGATGCGATAGAAGGCTGGGATCATCAAGGTCTCACCGCCCAGAAAGTGTATGTAACGAAGTTCAGTCAGTTCACCAATCTCTTTGACTGTGCGATTGAGAGTGGCTTCATCCTGTGTCCAGTCGTTGATCTGCTGGTAATCACCCTGATATAATGGATGTTCGGGCTCGAGCCAATTGAGCTTTCGGAATGTGCTATACAGTTTTGTGCTAAATTTGGGCGAGCACATGACACATTCAGAGTTGCAATAGCTGCCTAGATCAATCTGCAAATCAGCCAGCTGACTGTTGGCTGCGCCAGCATTCTGATAACTGTATTCCCAGTGTTTGTAATGTGGGCTGGCTAGAAAGCTGGCATCAAAGTTATCCAGATCTACTGCACTCTTACACAACTGTTTCTTGCGCCCGCTGGTCATGTTGATATCAGGAGCATCCTGGTCGTAGCATAGTGAACAGGCTGCCACTGGCTCGCCGTTCAGCAGTGTCTGGCGTATCTGCCGTAGCTGTTCACTGTTGAAATATGTTACAATGCTGGTGTTTTGTATGTTATGTTGGCTGTTGATGCCCTTGGCCCAGCGACAAAAGTGTAGATTTCCGTCATGTTCTAGGCGCAAACTGTACCAAGGACTACTACAAAACGTATTTTTTAACATAAATCTATTTACCTAGTAATTTGACAATCAAATAAATATAATATTGGAGTAATGAACTGCTGTGCAAAAAAGAACCAAAAGCATCCTGGATGAGCTCGATACACTGCTATCGCATAGGGATAAAGAATCACTAATCGAGAGCCGAGCCACCCATGTAATTCAGGGTGCCATTAACCTTCTGTCCTCTATTCGTGAAAATTACGACCCTGAGACAGCTCTGGAACTGGAGCGCAGACTCATTAACAGTATTCGTGGCGGTGATCCCGCCAAATTCACAAGAGCCATTAGGAAATTAAAATGAAAATAACAGAGATCACTGTTGAAAGCAAGCTGGACGAGTATGGCA